AATGCATACACCTTCTAAACTACCCGTTTGTCCAAGTCCGTACACTTGCCACCAATTACTCCAGTATGTAGATGTCTTTGCTTTTTCTCTTGCAGATTCAATCTCTTTTACTATTGTATCAGATAACGCTTCATTGTCTAAATAAGTTAACGTTATGAAATCTGTGTTAGGTTGCGTTAAAATTTCTTTATCTACCCAAAATGTTGATGCTGGATTATAATCCAACCAGATATCTCCAGACGTTCTAATAGCCATTTGATAATATGCATCGAAATCAATATTGTTACATTCGTTTACGTAAAGAATAGTTCTTCTGGCTCCTCTTAGTTTGTCTGGTTGGTCCGCACTAAAAAATTCAATATAGCTTCCATTTGCAAAAGTGTATTTTAAAGTAGACTTATTGAACTGGTCATCTTTGTATCTATTCAAAGACATCATTATCTTTAGAAAGTCTTTCAATGCACCTCTTCTCAAATGCGGTATAGATTCAGATACTACACTTATTTCAAGTAATGGTTCTTTGATAGCTTTATCAATTAGTAAAGGTAATATTCCAAATGTTTTGCCAGCAGACGTTCCACCTCGCACAACCTTTATACGGTTCTTTAAACGTGCTAACTTTTTAATAGCAGTAGTTAGTATAAATTCCATATTATAATGCTTTAAATGTCATCTAAATCGCCTATGTTAAATATAGGTTGTTCATTTGTCATTGTTATTTCTTTTGTTTCTCTTGGCTTACCAGCATAGTAATTATAAAACAATTGTGTGAATTTAAAATCTCCTTTCTCCAATCCTTTTTCTAATGCCAAAAAAGCTAAAGGCTCTAACGCCCCTAACTTTTCCAACAATTGTACTTCTTCTGCTTTAGATTTTCTACCAGCATTATCTCTTTTTCCACCTCTGTTATTTTCCATTTGATATAATTTGATTATTCATAACTATACTAAATAAATAACTTTTTATTAAAGATGTTTTTAAAACTCTTTTGGTGTTAACTTTTTACCTCCGTATAATTTAAAAGAAATCCAGTCGTATATTTTTTTTATTGCTTTCATAATGTTATTTATAATGTTGTCCATCGTTTCCGTTCTGTCCTATAATATTCATTCTTTTTTCATTTGCTTCATCATACCATCCATCTTTTTTAATCTTATTCATATCATAAAATGCTTCTAGTCTAACTTGTATTAAATAATTCTTTTCAGTTCCTTGAGTATCTATAAGAAGTTGATTTAACTGTTCTATTATTTCAAATGTCTTTTTTGTTTCTTTAACCTGTTCGTTTAAGTCTGTTCTGAAATTAGCTATGATTCTTTTTTTCATTGGTTTTAAATCTGGACTAAATCTTTCGTAGACTTCATACTTAGATAATGAATGTACTATTGTGCTATGGTCTAGGTTTAAACTTTCTCCTATTGCTTTAAGTGTTTTGTTTGGCTCCAAGTCTTTTAATACACTACAATATAAAGAACGCATTTCAATTGTTTCTCTCTTACGGGTTTTAACAGTTACATCTATTCCTGTATTTTCTTTAATTACTTCTAATAATCTTTTTGTTATTTCCATTTTAAAATAGTTTAGTTTGATTTGTATGGTTTATTATTCTTTGTATTGCTTTATCAAAGTAGTCTTTATCTAATTCACAAGCCGTTAAATCAAACTTATAATCGTGACAAGCTATTGCAATACTTCCTGAACCTAAATGAGTATCTAATATTTTATCACCTTGCTTTGCGTATTTATCTAATATCCATTTATAAAGGGAAACAGGTTTTTGTGTTGGGTGTATTCGTGTTTCTTTATTTTTCATATCTCCTTGCCGCATTCCCATCCACGCATAATTAAATTTTTTTAATGCTCTATTAAATGAAGTGTAAGCTAATTCGCCATCACTAAAATCACCACTTGCATCTTTATCCCAAAATATCCATCCCATTGAACTTGGTAAGTATTCAGTCATATAATTTGCTCCCCAAATAATTTGATTTTTTGATACTCTTTTTAATTCATCAAAATAAGATTTTAAAGGTATATTTTTATCCCAATTTTTTATAGTATAATTTCCTGCCATAGCACAACTACCCATACCTCTACTTTTATTACTTTCTCTAATTCCATAAGGCGGGTCAACTATCGCTAAATCAAAGTATTTATCAGGATACCTTGCCATTAAAATCATATTATCCTCGTTTGTAATCTCTATGTTATTTGTTACTTTCATTTGTTATAAGTGTGTAGTAGTTTAATTCTTTCTCCATTTCTGGTTTAAATCTGGATATTGATGTTAATGCATAATGATTATCCATTGCCCATTCTTCATAAATTTTAAATAAATGCTCTATTGCTTTTATATCTTTTTTTGCTTTTATAAAAGACACTGTAATTAACTCCCTAACACAATATGCTTGTATTTTATTTGAACCAAATTTACTAATTAAAGTAGAAAATTTATTTAATAACATTAAAGAAAAATTAATGTCTTCTATTTTACATTCTCCTTTTTTAAACTTTTCATTTACTGATTTACCAAAGAAACAGTTTATAACATTACCTACTGATATATTATTTAAATTACTTAAATAAGCATCATAAACAATTTTATAGTCTTTATTCTCTTTTGCAAATGCTTTTAAATAATCTATCTTTAACCAAGGTCTATTACCATTGTTTAGATTTATAATACAATCTAAATGCTCTGAAGTATCTTCAGTATTAACCCATTCAACTATATAAGCAGGCACTGTTTTTTGTCCTAATAATATAGCGCTTTGTATTCTATGGTGCCCTTCTATTACTGAGCCATCTTTTGCAATTACAATTGGCATCATCCATCCAAATTCATTTAATTTGTTTTTAAAGTTTTCAGCGTGTTTAATAAATAAATCTCTATTTACTAATGTAATTTTTAAATCACTTATTAAATAATAAGCGTTAAATTCTCCTCTTTTAATTTCTTGTGTGTTCATAATTTGTTCTTTTTTTTGTTTGTTTCTGTAAAGGTAATATTAAATTTAACTTATAAAAGTATTTAACATTTTATTAACTATTCTGTTTTTAATTTTAAAAGATTCCAGCATTCAACATACTTCTGTCTAGCTTTACCTTTGTATATTATTTTAAACAATTCGTATATTTTCCTAACGTATGAATGTTTTGAATTACAATCTGCTAAATACTTTTCTGCATATTTCTTACCATATCCTTTACAGTAGTTTACATTGTCAGCAGTATCTCCGATAATCATTTGTTCATAGAAGTTGTACAATGCTTCATCTTCAGATATGTCATAAATTACTTTATGCTTTACGTGGTAGTTATACATCAAACAAGGAAACTGTTTATAGTCTTTATCAATTGATACTATTATCACATTATCTCTGCCTATTTCTTTTGATAGTTCAAACCAATATTTGGCCACAACGTCATCAGTTTCGCAACCATATCCCCAGATAGAATTATAAGATTCTTTAACAAAGTCGTGCATTTCATTTAGCAATGGTGGTAAAGCGTTATAATTTCTATTTGCTTTATACTTTGGTGAAATATACTTCCTAAAGTTTCCTTTACTTCCAGAGAATGTTTTTACTTCTGTTACTTCGTAGATGTCTTCTAAGTGGTTAATTATTGACATAAATACTTCATCAAATTTTACTATTGCATCTTCTAAAACGTGATGAAAACCATCATCTTCTATTGTTTCTCTTTTTTTGTAGCAGCTTGAAAATATCAAACTGTCTGCATCAAATAGTACTACCATTAGTTTTGATTTGAATTTGCAATAATTAACCTTAAAATATATTCATAAATTTTTAAGTCTCTCTCTGTACTTTCAATTAGTATAGTTAAATGTTCATCCGATAGTAGACTTCTACCATCTATTAAGTCTGTAATATAATACAATAGTTCTCTGTCTATTGTTTCTACTTCAGATTGTATCTTTATTAGTGCTGCTTCATTCATTTATAATTTGTTTTATTTCTTCATAATAAATATCTGATTCGTTCCATTCTTTAACTAAAGATTCAGCTATTGTTTCAAGTGTTCTTGTTACATAAATGTTATCTGTATCTTGCATTATTGATATACAATTGGTAAGTCCATTAATCATTTCTATTTTTGTCATTTTCTTTTTCTTTAATGATTCTTAATAATTCAATTGCTTTTGCTCTACTGTTTTTTTCTTGTTCAAAGATACTAAACCTTTTTTCTACTGCTTTTTTTGATTCTGCCATAATTATTTATTTAATTGTTTTAATTTCCAAACTCCCACACAACTTTTACATTTATTATATTTTTTTTGTTCTCTTGAAAAATTAACTAAATGAATAGAATTATCATAATTAAAATTCCATAAATAAAAGAATCCAGTTTCACAAGTAAAATGATAACTATTGTCTATTTTAAATCCTACTTTCATAATTTCTATTTGTTTGTTGAGTACAAATCTACAAAAACATTTGAGTTAAAAAACATATTAACAAAAAATTAACACAAAAAAAAACTACCTCTTTTGAGATAGCCTTTCTTTTAATACTTTTCTATATACATCGTTTACAGATTCTTTATTATCTCCCCTCTTCCATAGAAAGTCCATTACTCTGTTTATTCTTTGCCAGTTTGATTGTTTATTTTTCATATTGTTTTAATTTTTCTAAGTATAATATCATATCCATTGCTTCTTCTTGAGCGTGTTGTAGCCATTCTAAGCGTGTTA